ATCATGGAATGTATTCATTAAATGATTATGTAACTTTGAGTGGAATTGAACCAGATTTGAAACCACTAACAATGTCTGCAGATTATGAGGCTTCATCTACATCAAGTATTGTTGTAAATTCGGTTGGAATTCTAACAACATTTGAAAACGTTGCTGTTTCGGCTATTAATCCAGGTTATGTAATCATTGACGATGAAATTATTAAATACACTGGAATTCAAACTTCAACAACATCATTAACTGGAATTACAAGAGGTATCGATTCAACAAAAGCAACAAAACATTTAAAAACTGAACCAGTATTTAAATATGAACTAAATGGAGTTTCTTTGAGGAGAATCAACAAAACTCATAATTTAGCAAACACTGATCACAGCAAATATCCAACCGACACTGATCATTATTATGTAAAACTCAAGATGGATGAATCTGGTGTAGATAGAACAACTGGAAATGCAAATGGCTATCCAGAACTATTCTTCCTACAAGACAAAACTTGTGGATCTTATAGTGGATTGTCCTTAAGTCAATCTAATAAGACTCCACATGCAACTCAGAATATCCCATTCAACTTAGTCAGACCAAATATTGGTTATATGATTCCATCACAAACTGAGTTATCGACTAAAATTAGAACATTCTCTGGAAGTTCCCCAGACAATAATTCACAAACTGCGTTCGTTGATCAGGGATTTGAGGAAATCTCATTGAATTCCAACAATTTGATGAGTACACCTAGAATAATTTGTTCACAAGTCAATGAAGATCAACATCTTGTTGATTATCCAGGCAAGAAGTCATTTACAATGGAGTTTACTCTTTCAACAACAGATCCAAAAGTTTCTCCAATGTTGGATCTTGAAAGAATTAATGTTATTACTACTGCTAATAGAATTAACTCCAAAGTTTCAAACTATGCAACTGATCCAAGAGTGAATTCATTGTATTTTGATCCTAGTGTTGCAAGTTATGTTAGTAAGATTATTAATCTAGAAAAGAGTTCTGATAGTTTGAAAGTTCTATTTGATGCATATAGACATTCAAGTAGTGATATTAGAGTCATGTATAGATTGTTTAGAACTGATTCTGATCCAAGTCTTCAACTATATGAATTATTCCCTGGATATGATAATTTAGATGCAGATGGAAATGTAATTGAAGCCGCAAATAATAACGGTAGACCTGATAAAAAAGTTGTTCCATCAGAATCAATTGATGATCTTGGATCATATGAATTTACAGCTAATAACTTACCACTATTCAACGGATTCCAAATCAAAATTATCATGACTGGTACAAATACATCATATGTACCACAAATAGAAAACCTAAGAGCAATTGCAACTGTCTAATTATGAAAATACCAGTAGAAGGCCAACCTGGATTATATCGAGATTCTGAAACAGGGGCCATTATTAATTCTTCAAGTGGTGAGTTTTCTTCTTATGAACAAGCTAAAAAAATAAAGTTAAAAGAAAAGGAAGAAATTCAAAATATAAAAAATGAACTAAGTGAATTGAAGGGTATGATGAAGGAATTGGTGAATAAACTAACCACCCAATCATAAATAACTAAAAAGAGCACTAATAATGGCGGCAAGGAATGTAAATCTAGTTCTTGAACAGGGAGTTGACTTTCAAGCCACCTTCACACTCAGGAATACAAATAATGCACCATTAAATTTGACTGGATATACGGGGATTTCTTCAATAAGAAAACACCCATCATCTTCAACTGCATATCCATTAAGTATTTCATTCACGGATCGGTTGAATGGAAAAATAACCGTTTCTATGGGTTACACTGCAACTGGAGACATTGAAGGTGGTAGATATGTTTATGACGTTATTTTGATTTCTCCACAATCATATAGAACTAGAGCAGTTCAAGGAAATGTCCTAGTAACACCAGGAGTATCGTAATGTCAGATTACATAGTAACGCTTAACGAACCTGGTCCATTTAGAGTTGGCGTCGATTATGAGATTCCAACTAAGTCAATTCAGTATGGCAACATCATTCTTGATGAATTAAATGCTCAGTTTACTGGTGTGGCTCATACTTTTGGGTTGAGTCAAAGTGGAAATTCATATGTTCCAATAAATGATCAACAATTAATTGTTGTTAAAAACAATTTGGTAATGGAACCAATTGAAGACTACACTACTTCAACCGACAATATAATTTTTACTGTCGCACCAAGTCCTGGTGATGATGTATTCATTATAGCACTTGCCACTACTGCAGATCTGACAAGGACAATTAATTATGTAGTTGATAGTGGTTCAGTTACCATGTTGAGTGGTAATAAGGGATCTGTTACTTTAGATGTGAGTGGAGTCTTAGAGTCACTGACAATACTTTCTGATCAACAGGGTGATTTAACATTAGATATTAAAAAATCAGATTATTCTTCTTTTCCAACTTTCACCTCGATAGTTGGTGGTGTGTATCCCCAATTGTCCAATGAAAGAAAAGTCAGAGATGATAATTTAACTGGTTGGACTACAACTATTGTTGCTGGAGATATATTGACTTTTGACGTGGTATCGGTAAATAACATCAATAGATTTCTAATCTCTTTAAAATTAAAATTATAAATAAAGATAGTTATCAAACGTCACCAAGTTGTTAAGGAGTTGTTTAAATGGCACTATTAGTTCCTAATATTGGGGAAATTGAGTCACTAAGGTATTTGATTGCACAGAATAATCACACTGCTGCTTTAGCTGATCAGTCCCCAAGAAATCTAGTTCTCAAACTCTACACAAGTAACACGACTCCAGCGGAATCGGATGTTCCTTCAACCACCGCTTACTATGAGCCTTATGGAGTTGGTAATACTAATGCATATGGATATGCACCAACTACCGGTTATCCATATTGTGTAAATAATAGAACTGATCAAGATTACACATCACAAACAGGTATTCTTTTAAATGGTTCCCGTTGGGGAATCAATAATGTTGCTTCTGGTACTACTGCGACTTATCCAGAGCAAACATTCACCTTTACCGGTAACGCAGGTGACGTTTATGGTTATTATGTAACTCGTGCAAACAACATGCCTTACACCGTCCAAGGCGTTGAGCACTTTGCTTCAGTCGGTATCGGAACAACCGTAACCAAAGGTGACAACTCCGATCCAACAATCGGAGTTATTGGAAACTACTATATCACCATTGACCCAGACGTTAGTGTTGATGATCTAACTCTAGGAATGGTAGTTGGTGGTAACGCTGGTATTGATACTGGAACCAAGGTCATCGGTATCGATAGAGCACTCAAAGTTGTTTATCTAGACAAAGCACTACTAGACAACATCCAGGTCGCTACCGATCCAAGCGTAGAATTTAGTTTCTCCAAGATTACTGCTACTGGACACCAACTAGTTGCTGGAGATGTTCTTTATGTAGCGGCTGGTACAGCTAATACAACAACTGAGTCTGGTACTTACACCGTATTCAGTGTTCCAAATGCTGATGAGTTCTATACCACACCATCAATCAATCCAACACAAAATGGTGCTGCTGGAGTTGGCACTTGCACACTATACTCCAGTCTCATGTATGCTGAAAGATTCACAAATGGTCCTTACAGCATCCAGAACAACGGAGACCAGATCAAGATCACTCTCAACGTTGCTCTAGACTGATACATAAATAAATATATTATTGATTTTTTGGGGATTGTTTTAACCACAATCCCCTATTTTTTTCTCCAGGTTGTCGATGGCTGTTTACGAATACAACTCATCAACAATAAATTTATATTCCGAAGAGACCTGTGGTTTACTTTCCACAACTTCGGATGAGGTTTTTGACTGCGGAGGAATATCAAATTCAACAACGGATACGGAAGATTATTCTCTAATTACCAATACGGAAACACTGACTCCTTTTGGTGGACTTAAGATAACTAACAATAAGACCAAGGCAACAACTAAGAGAATATCTTCCTTTTCCAATAGACTTTATAATATCAATAATAAATCAATCATTCTTAACGGTCTAATTATTAATTGGATCGGTTTTGGTACATTAGTTGAACTTGATAATGGTTTAGATAGACTTGTAATACCAGATAAATCTGGAGGTGGCTTCTAATGGCTGCTATATTCGGATATATTGGAAAAGTAAGTAGAGTTAATAATTTAATTTATTCTGGAGCAGCGGAAACCAGAATAATTAGCACGTTAACCGCCGAGTCTAATACAGTAGATTTTCGGTTATCAAGCAATTCAACAAAAAGTCAATCATATAGTTACTCTGATCCAGAAACTTTACCAAACCTTCCAGAAAATCTTGGTCAAGTTTCTGCATCTCATTCCGATTCAGATGATTATGGTGATGTAAGTCAATCCACTGCATTAAAATCTGATTTTGGATTAATAGTATCTCCATTATCGTCGGAACCATATGGTTCAATAAATGTTGGTGGATCTGCATCATATCAACCAAATTATAGAAATTATATTAATGGTTCTGCAGATTATAGCGTAACACACAATCCACCAGAATCCACTGTTAATATATTAACCTTTGCACAGAAAGAATCTGAGAAGGTAATATATGATTATTCCAAAGATTCCATCAATGTATTACAGACTGAAAATTATCAGTTAATAACATCTGCACATACAGATTCTGATGATTTTGAGTCGATAACAAATTCTTTTGTAGATGTAAGAGAAGATTGGGGTGAAGTAAGATATTCTGACAATATTGTTCCATTTGGATCGATGTCCATCAGTGGATCAGCGTCATATCAACCAAATTATAGAAATTATGTCAATGGTTCTGCTGAGACTACATTTAGTGGAAGTGTTTTTGCAAGTGGCCAGTTATTTGCCTTTGATGAATCTGCATCAAGTATATCTTATCTCTACACACTAGAAGGAAGTACAATTCCTTCAGAAACAAAAGATTATGGATCAGTTTCAAGTTCTATTGATTCTGGATATGAAGATTATGCATATGTTGCAGATATTGTTGATGGATACGAAGACTATACATTAATAACAGACCCACTAGTTTCTATAGTACCATTTGGTGGCATTGGTCCATTTAGTGGATCTGCTGGAATTACAACAAGATCTCTAACCAGTTTCTTCCCACCAGTTACCGCTATAGAGAGGGCAACTTTTGTCGAGTATGGATTTGGAACAATATTAAGTCTATCAGGATTATCAGAATCCAGATTATACAATTATGACGAAACTGATATTGTTGGTAA